TGGAAGTTTCACTGTTGGTTCTAGTTACATAATTAATACGGTTGGTACAACTAGTTTTACATCAATTGGCGCTTCTGCCAATACCGTAGGGATAACTTTTACCGCTACAGGAGCAGGCACTGGGACTGGTACGGCAGCATTAGTTACAACGTCTACACAAACAGACCAAATTAATCGGTTCATTACACAGGCTGAGCAGCGCATCTATAACTCGGTGCAATTCCCATCATTGCGTAAAAACCAGACAGGGACAGTCACGGGTAACAACAAGTACCTGTCTTGCCCTGATGATTTTTTAGCGCCTTACTCTTTGGCTATTTACCCTTATGGCGGTGGGAGCTATACGTATCTTCTTAACAAAGATGTGAACTTCATGCGTGAGGCGTATCCTAGCCCTACTGATACGGGGACACCAAAATACTACGCGCTATTTGGCCCCACTGTTTCCGGGGCCACCATCACCAACGAGTTGAGTTTTATCCTCGGCCCTACGCCAGACACCGCGTACTCAGTAGAACTCCACTATTACTACTATCCAGAGTCAATCACCACTGCCTTGACTACTTGGCTGGGTGATAACTTTGATACCGTATTGTTGTATGGCGCTTTGGTAGAAGCGTACACCTTCATGAAAGGTGAGCAGGATTTAATCGCGTTGTATGACGGCAAGTACAAAGAAGCACTTGCGTTGGCTAAACGACTCGGAGACGGTATGGAAAGACAGGATGCGTACCGTAGCGGTCAATTTAGGCAGGTGGTCACATGAGCATAGTCCAGACCCAAACTACCAGCTTCAAGAAGGAGTTGTACACGGCTGTCCACGACTTGTCCACAGACACGATCAAGATTGCGCTGTATACGGGTAATGCGGATTTGAATGAGGCTACTACGGTTTACAGTGCTACCAATGAAGTCTCGGGTACAGGCTACACGGCTGGCGGTCAGGTCATGACAGGGGTGGCTATTAGTTCATCTGGTTCTGTAGCCTACGTAAACTGGAGCAACGTGTCTTGGACAGCAGTTTTGACTGCCCGGTGTGCTTTGATTTACAACGCATCCAAGGGTAATAAGTCTGTGGCGGTTCTGGACTTTGGGTCTGACAAAACATCGACCACCACGTTTACAATCACGATGCCCGCTAACACCTCAACCACTGCACTTATTAGGAGTTCAAATTGATTGTTACCACCACCAAAGGCGACATGGACGATTCCCAGCTTGAGAAGCGGGAAGGCACAGTCGATAATGAAAATGAACTGACATCATGGGTCGAGTATTGGCTTGATGGCGAGTTGGTTCACCGATCAGCGCATGTGACGTTGAAAAAAATGCCGGGATTTGCCGGTGCTGAAGTTGCTACTTTTTAAGGAAATATCATGGCAAATACCCAAACAATGGTCACTTCGTTCCTTGGCGAACTAATGCTAGGCCAACACCAGCTTGGAGCTTCTACTATTGTCTCGCGCACTAGTTTGACTGCACCTACCACGGATACGGTAAAAGCGGCGTTGTACCTTGCTTCGGCTACGATCAATGCTGCTACTACTGTGTATACAACTACGGGTGAGGTAACAGGAACCAACTACACCGCTGGTGGTGTGACGGTAACTAATGCAACGGCTCCAACTTCTACCAACTCGTCTTCCACGGCGGGCGTAGGGTATTGGACTCCCTCAGCGAGTATTGTGTACACAACCGTGACACTAGCTACTTCTTTTGATTGCGTGTTGATTTACAACTCTACACAGAGCAATAAGGCTATCAGTGTCCACACATTTACTGCGCAGACTATTACTGCTGGTACGTTGACATTAACAATGCCTTCTAATACCACTACGACTGCCCTGCTTCGCTTGGCAACAACCTAATAGTGGGGCGCGGCTATATGCCGTGTAGGCCATGTTTGGTATAACCCCTTTTGCCGGAGCGCCATTTGGCGCTACTGGCGATACCGCTATAGTCCCAACTCCGGGTACATGGGGGTATGATACTTGGGGGTCTAATCCTTGGGGCGGGGTTGTTGGGACTACGATTGCGCTCACTGGCGTACAAGCGTCTGGTGCTGTCGGAACTGTAACTACCTCCCAAGCTTTTTCTAAAGCGCTCACTGGAGTACAAGCATCCGGCGCTGTTGGTACAGTCGTCGCATCTCAAGCTTTTTCTAAAGCGCTTACGGGAGTCCAAGCATCTGGTGCTGTCGGGACGATTGTTACTTCCCAAGCTTTTTCTAAAGCGCTCACTGGAGTACAAGCATCTGGTGCAGTTGAAACAGTCACAGCATCTCAAGCAGTTTCTAAAGCGCTTACGGGAGTTCAGGCAGTAGGCTTAGTAGGTTCCGTCACAGCATCTCAAGCAGTTTCTAAAGCACTTACAGGTGTTCAGGCATCCGGTGTTGTTGGAACGGTTGTTACTTCCCAAGCAGTTTCTGTTGCACTCACTGGCGTCCAAGCATCCGGTGCTGTCGGAATAGTTACCGCCTCACAAGCTGTTTCTAAAGTACTCACGGGAGTACAAGCGTCTGGTGCTGTTGGAACCGTCACAGTATCACAAGCAGTTTCTAAAGCGCTCACGGGAGTACAAGCGGCGGGACTAGTTGGCACGGAGAGTGTCAATATATCTTTAGCTTTAACAGGTGTTCAAGCCACGGGTAACGTTGGTTCAGTCACTGCCTCACAAGCAGTTTCTAAAGCGCTCACTGGCGTTCAGGCTTCTGGTGCTGTTGGAACGGTAACTGCTTCTCAAGCAGTCTCCAAAACACTTACGGGGGTTCAAGCCTCTGGGGCTGTCGGAACAGTAACTACTTCCCAAGCAGTTTCTGTTGCACTCACGGGAGTACAAGCTACGGGTAGCGCTGGGTCGGTAACTGCTTCTCAAGCAGTCTCCAAAACACTTACAGGTGTACAGGCATCGGGTAATGTTGGTTCCGTCACTGCTTCCCCATTTGTTTCAATTGCCTTAACCGGCGTAGAGGCGCTAGGAACTCAGGCTACTTGGGGTGCTAATCCTTGGGGATTAAGCGTATGGGGTGGCGGTGTCGGCTCAGTTACTGCCTCCCAAGCAGTCTCCAGAGCACTCACTGGCGCACAAGCGTTGGGTAATGTAGGAACAGTTACCGCAGATCAAGCTGTTTCTGTTGCGCTTACGGGGGTACAAGCGGCGGGATTAGTTGGTACGGAGAGTATCAACATATCTATTGCCTTGACAGGTGTACAGGCTGACGGGAATATTGGCACTGTAGTTACATCGCAAGACTTAGCTAGGGCGCTTTCAGGGGTTGAAGCTACTGGTAATGTTGGAACTGTGACTGCCTCCCAAGCAGTCTCCAAAGCACTTACCGGCATACAAGCATTGGGTAATGTCGGAACAATAGCTACTTCCCAAGCAGTTTCTGTGGCGCTTAGTGGCGTTCAGGCAGCGGGATTAGTTGATACGGAGAGTGTCAATATATCTCTAGCGTTAACAGGTGTTCAATCTTCGGGCAGTGCAGGCACTATTACAGCTTCCCCGGTCATTTTAATTGCCTTAACCGGCGTAGAAGCGCTAGGAACTCAGGCTACTTGGGGTGCTAATCCTTGGGGATTAAGCGTATGGGGCGGTAGCGTTGGTTCAGTTATTGCATCTCAAGCTGTTTCCATAGCACTTACTGGAGTTGAAGCGGCAGGCGGTGTAGGAACAGTTACCACAGATCAAGCTGTTTCTAAAGCACTTACAGGTGTTCAGGCATTGGGTAATGTGGGAACTTTGTTACCAATAACACCTGTTACATTAATCGGTGTTGGGGCACAAGGGTCGGTAGGTTCTGTAGGTGTTGGGATATCTTTAGCCTTAACGGGGGTCAGCGCAGCAGGACAGGTTGGAACCATAATTCCGGTAAGTTGGGTCATAATAGATGACAGCCAGAACGCAAACTGGCAAAATATCAACGATGCGCAAACGGCGGCATGGACGGCAATCAGTAATGCGCAGTCCTCAAGCTGGGCCGCAATAAGCAACACGCAGACTCCCGGCTGGTCTACAATTGCGGATAGCCAAACTCCGGGCTGGGTCTTGGTTGACAACTCAACATAGGGGCGTAAATGGCGCTAGTTCTTGCTGACCGGGTTCAAGAAACAACCACGACGACTGGTACAGGTACGGTCACGCTTGCCGGAGCCGTTTCAGGTTATCAGACCTTTGCAGCCGTTGGTAACGGAAACTCAACTTACTACACCATCGCAGGGCAGACCGGAACAGAGTGGGAGGTTGGTATTGGCACATACACAACTTCTGGCACAACGCTATCCAGAACTACCGTGCTTTCATCTAGCAACTCTGGGTCTTTGGTAACTTTCTCCGCAGGCACAAAGAATGTGTTTGTAACCTACCCTGCCAGTGTAGCTGTCCCAGAAGGTAAGGCCATAATTATGGCAATGGTTTTTGGATACTAAGGAACATTTATGGCAAACCCAAACCTTACTAATATAAGCTCCATTACAGGTAATACCACTTATTTTGTGCCTACTGGCACAACTGCGGTAGTGTTATTAGCCAATGCCGCATCATCTGGTGTGGTTAACAAAATTAATTCTATAACGGTTGCAAATACTACTGGAACTGCTGCTTCAGCAACTGTTTCTGTTTACACAAATGGTGCTGTTGCCCAAGGTTCTGCACCATCTGGGGGTACAGCTTATCCAATCATTTCTGCGGGTTCAGTTCCAGCAAATTCTACTTTTATTGCATTAGATAAAAGCACTTCTCTTTATTTGCAGGAAGGAACTTCTATTTCGATTACGTCAGGCACAGCAAGTGCTCTTACGTTTGTAGTTTCTTATGAGGCTATTAGCTAATGTCTACTCGGTACAAAGGTTCAATAATGTCTGCCACGGCAGCAGTTAATTCCACAATAGCTGCTTCAGGAATATGGCGTTCAAATGAAGTAATGCAGGCAATTGCAGCAGGGGCATGGCCTCTTGCTAATGCTTTTCCAATTGAATTTTTATTAATTGCTGGCGCAGGCCCCGGCGGATGGAACTATTGTGGTGGTGGCGGTGCTGGCGGCGTAGTTTTGTCCTCAAACTTAAATGTTACCCCCACTGTAAATTACACGGTAACAATTGGGGCTGGCGGAACTGGGCCAGGCAGCGGTGGAGTGCCCGCAACTGGAAACGACTCAATATTTACGGCATCAAGTTCAAGCCCTGCAAAAGGCGGCGGTGGCGGCTCTGTAGACAGCACATCAACTAAGTACGGCGGCAATGGGGGTTCTGGCGGGGGCGCAGGATATATTACAGGCGTTGGTGGAACTGCGGTAGCCACTCAAGGCAATGCAGGCGGCAATGGCTCTACTTCTACTGACTTTGCTGGCGGTGGAGGCGGGTATGGCGCTGCTGGTTCTGGCGGCGCTAGTTCTACTGGTGTCGGCGGTATTGGATTGTTAAGCACGATCACCACGGCGTTTGCTGGAACTGCCAGTACAGCATCCACGGTCACTTTAACAATCACCGCAGTCTCTGCGGGGGTAATAGGTATTGGTACTCAGATAACAGGGTCTAATATCCCCGCAGGCACAGTAGTTACGGCGCTAGGAACAGGTACGGGCGGAACCGGCACTTATACCATGAATAAAGCCGCTACTAGCACTACAACGGGTGTAGCGATAACAAGCACTGGCGTTTACTATGCTGGTGGCGGTGGTGGTTGGACTCGCAGCACAAGTACAACCCTTGGTGGTTTAGGTGGCGGTGGTGGTGGAGTAACCGGAACCAATACAGTTGCAGGCGGCGCTAATCAAGGCGGTGGTGGTGGCGGTGGTGGATCACTTGCCGTAGGCGGCACTGGTGGTTCTGGCATATTAATCATTGCTTACCCTGATTCGTATGCTAATCTTGTTTCCGTATCCGCAGGTTTGACTTGCAATGGTAGCGCGGGGAATACCACACCAAACACAACATACCGTTCAGGATATAAAGTGTATAGGTTTACTGCTGGTACAGGCACAATTTCTTGGTAGCAACTATGGCACATTACGCAGAACTTGATGAAAATAACACAGTCTTACAGGTAATTGTGGGCGTGGACGAGCCTCTGGATGGGGAGGCCATCTACGCAGAGACTACAGGCACGGTATGGAAAAAGACAAGCTACAACACACGGGGCAACCAGCACCTTCTAGGCGGAACTCCGTTTCGTAAAAATTACGCTGGAATTGGGTATACGTATGACCCGGAAATGGATGCTTTCTATCCCCCCGCAGCATTCTCAAGTTGGACGTTGGATAAAGAAGTTGGAGTATGGGTTCCGCCTGTGCCTATGCCTGTTGATGATAAAGTTTATATTTGGGTAGAGGATGCTCAACGGTGGATTGAGTACACTCGCTTTAACAACACTACTTCGTAAAGAGAAAATCTTATGACTGTCAACTACACAACCAACCTAGCCCTCGGACAGCCGGTAACAGGTACAGAAAGTTCAAGCTGGGGGGATGACGTAAACAATGCAGTTACGTCTTATTTAGACATTGCCGTTGCTGGCGGCTTGGCGATCACTATCACTACGGCGGATGTCACGCTTACCAATACACAGGGTACAAGCTCGGCAACCAACATTGGCTCGACTACGGCGCAGTACGCCATCCTAAACATCAGCGGGGCTAAGACTGCGGCCCGTAACTTGAATTTACCGATCACTAGCAAGTGGTACATGATTAACAATGCGGGGACAGGTGGGTTTGCACTTACTGTGCGCGGTACAACTCCTACTACTGGGGTTACTTTGACTGATGGCGAGCGGGTTCTCGTTGCTTGGAACGGCACCGACTACGTAAAAGTAAGCACAAATACCCAAACAGTAGCTACTACAAATTTTCCTACTATCTCATCTAGTGGACTTACTGGTAACGTCCCCGCTGGCGACTCTACAGCGCCCATTCTAACCGGCACAGGTTCAGCAACCGCTACTATTTATGGAAACTATATAAACCCTCAAGTAAATGTTACAGATTCTGGTGGGTCTGCTGTAACATCTGTACTTGGTGCGCAAATAACTCCAGCTATTTTAAGTTCAGGCGAGACAACAGTACTTAATATTACCGGCCTAGGTGTAAATATTACTAGGACAAATAGTAATGATTTATCGTCAGCTAGTTCAACTGTATACGGCATAAATAATGTTATAAATTATCAATCTTCTGCACCGGCTAGTACATATACAAGTACAATATATGGAACAGTGTCGGATATGCGTATACAGGGAGGGGGCGGAAATACAATACAAAACATTTATGCGCTTCAGTCTATATTTACCCAAAGTGCCACATCCCCCATTGCCTCTGTAACTACAGTTTATGGGATACGCAATAGCAGTTCTATTGGTAATACCACTGGCACTGCATTTACAGTTACCAATCATTACGGTATATTTTCTTCAACTTCAACGGGTGTTTCGGCAACAATAACTAATTTTTACGGTTTATATTTAGCGCATACTGTTACTGGCACAAACACCAATCGGTATGGCGTGTATCAGTTAGATTCCGCAGCAACCAATTATTTTGCTGGTTCCGTGCTTGCTTCTGGGGCTACTGGTGGATTAGGTTATGGCACAGGTTCTGGAGGCACTGTAACTCAAGGCACTTCTAGAACTACAGGCGTAACGCTTAGTAAAAATAATGGCGCTATTACTATGTTTTCAGCCGCAGGGTCGGCACTAGCAGCCACTTTTACAGTAACCAATACGTTAGTTGCAGCCACTGATACGATTATTTTAAATCAAAAGTCTGGAACTAATTTGTATGTGCTATTAGTAACCGCAGTGGCTGCGGGTAGCTTTAATATCACGTTTTACACCACCGGGGGCGTTGCAACCGATGCTCCAGTTATTAACTTTTCTTTAATTAAAGCAGTAACTGCATAAAGGAACTTATATGTCATATCTCGCACACGTAACCCACGATACTCAAGCTAACACTTTAGAAGCTACTTGGGCTGAACCCCTAGGTGAAGAAATAAAACGAGTAAAGTGCCGTAACTACAGCCCCGATCAAAAAGCCGATTTCTTGGCAGACTGCGGTGCTGAGGGTCAGAAGTACACTGACATGGCTGGTTGGTAATATTTATTAGTGAGAAACTACCATGACAGTCAATTACACAACCAGTCTAAAACTTGGGCAACCAGTAACAGGTACGGAGTCTGGTACATGGGGTGAGGACGTAAATAACAGCGTTACGTCTTATTTAGACATTGCTATTGCTGGCGGCTTGGCTATCCCAATTACTAGCGCTGATGTTACGCTTACTCTTACAACGGGTGATAATACGGCAACAGGAATTATCTCTACTGGAGCTAGTGGAAGCACCGCGCAGTATGCTATCCTGAACATAAGCGGCACAAAAACAGCAGCGCGTAATTTAAACGTACCAGCGTCCAGTAAAAGTTATGTAATCAACAATAGCGCAGCTTTAGGAGGGTACGCACTTACTGTGCGCGGATTTACTTCTCCAAGCACTTACACCACAGGCATCACGCTGGTTGACGGTGAAAAAGCAATTGTGGCTTGGAACGGTACGGACTACGTAAAAATTGCAAGTAGCTCTGGCCCTGTAGCATTTACCACATTAACCGCAAGCGGCAGTGCCGCCACTCCCCCTGTAGTAGTTGCTTTTTCCGCCACTGCAATGGCTATCAACTGTGCGCTGTCAAACGTATTTACAACCACAATGACTGCCAATGTAACAGTTGCCCCAACATTTTCAAACCTAACGGATGGTCAGACCATCAATTGGTTTATCACACAAGACACAGGAAACCGTACTATGACTTGGCCCACATCGTTTAAGTGGGCAGGCGGTTCTACATTTGCAGGAGTTCTTAGTACAACAGCTAGTGCGGTAGACCTATTAGTAGCAACGTACCGTAGCTCTACTGGTTTTTGGTACGCATCACTTGCAAAGGGGTTTGCATGACTTTTGCTTCACGTTCATTAAATCTTCGCTCCAACACAAATAATTTTACTACGCCAGCGTTAATGAATGGATCAACTACCTATGCGGCTATGCAAAGCGTTACAGTTAATTCGTCAGGGTTATTTGTAGCTGTTGGTTATGATAATGGTAATGGACCAATTTACGCCACATCTACCGACGGCGCTACATGGACTACACCCGCATTAATGAACGGATCAACTGCTTTTGCACGCATGCAAAGCGTTACAGTTAGTTCATCCGGTTTGTTTGTAGCTGTTGGTTATGATAATGGTAATAGACCAATTTATGCCACTTCTTCCAATGGTAGTACATGGTCTACACCAGCAGTAATGAATGGATCAACTACTACTGCATTCATGACAAGCGTTACAGTTAGTTCATCTGGATTGTTTGTAGCTGTTGGATACGATAGTTCTATTGCACCTTTGTTTGCCACTTCTTCTAATGGAAGCACTTGGACTACACCTGCACGGATGAATGGATCAACTTTTTACGCAGTAATGCAAAGCATTACAGTTAACTCATCCGGTTTATTTGTAGCTGTTGGTTATGAGAATCCAGCAGCTCCTATTTATGCCACTTCTTCCGATGGGAGTACATGGACTACACCCGCATTAATGAATGGATCAACTGTCGTAGCATTAATGCAAAGCGTTACAGTTAATTCGTCAGGGTTATTTGTAGCTGTTGGACGCGACAGTGGAGGCGCTCCTTTATATGCCACTTCTTCCAATGGAAGCACATGGACTACGCCCGCAAGAATGAACGGGTCGTCTAGTTATGCAAACATGCAAAGCATTACAGTTAATTCGTCAGGCTTATTTGTGGCTGTTGGCTACGACACTAATGTTTACCCTTTATATGCTACATCCTCTAACGGTAGTACATGGACTACACCTGTGGCTATGAATGGATCAACTACATATGCAGGCATTCGAAGCGTTGCAGTAAATTCATCAGGGGTATTTGCGGCTGTTGGTTATGGTAGTTCTTTTGCGCCTTTGTTTGCATATGCAGTTTTCCCTTAATAAACAGGAAAAATAATATGTATGCGCTTGTTTCTGTTTTGTTTTCTGATGCTGGTAACAGGATCATCGGCACAGGACAAGCTCATCCTGTCTACGGAGCCACCCAAAAGGCAGGAAAGGCCAAAGCAGGTGGGCTGCGCGGTACAGGAGCTATACGTCATTGGTTTGACAACGCACGACCCCGCAGAGCGCCACAAGGCCATGCTGGATTGGCTGGATAAATCGGCATGCAGTTCAGACGACTACGTGAATATTTGGAACGCCTTGCCGGAGTGGGCAGGCACATCAGACAGTCCTTTGCTACGCGCAAAGATTATAGAGAAAGTGGGGAAAAAGTGAACGACAACATCAAAGCACGGCTAACCTTTGCAGTAACGCTCATGGTCAGTGCCACCCTTTGCATCTCAGTGCTGGGCATGGTCATGGCTTTTCTACTTGGCCTATGGTCAAAAGAAGTGGACAACAGCGAAATCTTCAAACTACTGTCTCCCGCTTTCCAAACCATCATTGGCGGCTTTATTGGGTTGCTGGCGGGTGTGAAGCTTTCCCATGACGAAGAAACCCCTCCCTGCAAAAAGGACTGATATGTTTGAACTACTAAGTGGCGGTATAGCTGGCTCCCTACTTGGGGGCTTATTTCGTTTGGCTCCAGAAGTCCTCAAGTGGGTGGACAAGAAGAACGAACGGGCGCATGAACTGGCAATGTTTAGCCAGCAGTGTCAACTACAATCCGTGCGGGGTCAGCAAAAACTAGCTGAGATAGGTGCACAGCGCGAGGCGGCGGTGGATTCTGGAGTTATGGATGCATTTAACGCAGCGATTAATCAACAGACCGACATGGTTAAAGTTGCCGGTGGATGGGCTGCAAGTCTATCTGCTTCGGTACGCCCAGTAGCAACCTACTGGATTTTGCTATTGTGGAGCTTTGCT